ATTCTAGAGGATATTGGGTGTCAGCAGCCGGTGTTAGAAAAAACAAATGTCAATGTGATGATTGTGGTAAATGGTTTTCAGTATTGGCTAGTACTTACAGTAAAGAATTAAACGATAAAAACAGACAAGATATAATATGAAATTAATTAAACTAGAATTGCTATCTAAAATAATAGATACTACAAAAACCGAAGAATCTTCTTACCAAAATGTATTAGAAGAATTAAATATCTCTGTTGAAGAAGATAGTGATATGCAGTTTAGACCTGTGTTTATTAATGTTAAAGTTTTACAAGATGAAATGTTTAATATATGTGATAGGGTAGATCATCCTACAAATTGCACTATAGAATTTTTTGACGGTAGAACTATTATTGTAAATACTTCAAAAGAAGATTTAGCTAAATTGCTAGATGATTCCATCAAAATTTAACATATTATCTCATGAAATTGAGGTAGTTATAGATAATGAATATTGCTATAAAGAAAATTGTATGGGTAGATTTCTACCATATGAAAACAAAATCATTATATCAGATCGTTATAAAACTGCTAAAAGCTGGAGAAAATATAAAGAGTCTATAGTTGAGCATACATTTTACCATGAACTTACACATTGTATACTATATTATACAGGTCATGGTAATTTGTGGTTAAATGAAAGAGTTGTAGATGCTATTGGAGGATTATGGTTACAATACGATAAGAGTAAATGCTAGAATTTAATAAACCTATACCAGTAATAATCAAACACTTACAGGAAGAAGGTTATGCTTTGTATTGTGAAAGTGGAGGATTATTAGAAAATGATATTTGGACTGTTGTACATTGTAAAGGTGGAATAATAAGACATTATAGAACTGATCAATTATTAATACATAAAAACGGAACATTTGATATAGAATATGAAAAAACTTTGGAATAAATTATTTAAAAAAACTAAACCTTTAATAATCGAAGAAATTGATTGGGAATCTGAAAACGTTTCTCAATTTGGTAATGATTATAATGAACCTACTTGGTTTGATATGTATCAAGATCAACGCAAAAAGTACAAAGCTTTAGTAAAATGGGCTGAAAAAAACAATAAACAATTGTTTTTAAATGGAGCATTTGGTTATGGGTATAGATTAGAAATTAAAGATAAAATAAATGAGATTACTGAAAGTAAATAACGAGTTAGAGTTAGAAATTGTACCTGAAATACTGGAAATACCTGAGTTTAAAGCTATTGTTAGAAGAACAAAAAAGAGTAAAGGTGATAATGACGGTAGATTAAAACTAGTAGCTAAAAAAGAATTAGCTTATGTATATCATATGGCTTCTGATGAAGGACCATATTTTAGTTTTCCACCTAAAGAAAGACATCAAAGGTTAGCTAATGATTTATTTGAAGACCATAAATGGGAACCAGATGCTGAGGTATTAGCCGGGATAGAAAAGTTTAAAGAACTAAATCAAACACCATCTTCTAAAACAGTTGGTACTATTATTAATGCTTTACATAAAGCTAATAAGATAGTAGATACTTTAATTAATGAGATTGAAAATAATCTAGAAGAAGAGAAATACAAACAAGGTGTTACTAATAAACAAGGTCAGATTGTTACTGGTGTTGAGATTATGTTAGGTGATATTCAAGCACTTATAAAAGCTGCTAATGAAATACCTAAGTCTATAGACATTTTTGAAAAATTACAAGAAAAGATATTAAAAGAGAAACAAGTTGCTGCTTCTAAGTTTAGAGGTGGAGCTGAGATAAGTGATTTTGAAAGGAGTTAATAATGTTTGATAACAAAGATTTATATAGTGTAAATACAGATCTATTTAGAACTGAGGCTATTAAGTTTGAAACTAATAGAAGAAAAACTGGTACCGGGTTTTATATAGATGCCCCAAAGGGATCAAAAGATTGGAAAGATTATTGGAATCTTCAACGTCATTACTGTGAACACGGTATATCTGTAGGTGGTGTTAAAATTACCGGTGAACATTATTTCTATATGAATTTCTGTCAAATATCTTTAAAGCTTACAACAAAGATTACTGATGCTACAGAATTAGTACAAAAGAAAACCAGGGTAGAAACAGCTGTAACATTTCCAGATTTTTGGGATAGTGATTGGTATTATTTTACAGAATGTAAAAAGGCTGAAGAACTAGGTTTACATATGATTGTACTTAAACCTAGAAGAAGAGGTTATTCTTATAAGAATGCTGCTAAATGTGCATGGACTTATACTTTTAGTAAAGTAATGTCTAATTCATTAATATTAGCTGAATCTAAAAAATATTCTGAAGAAACAATGAGAATGGCCGTTAACTACCTTGATTTTATTAATAGGTATACAGGATTTAGTCGTCAACGTCAACATATAAATAAACCTAGAGAAATAGTACAAGCTAGTTATGAAGAAATTACATCTGATGGCAGAAAACTAATTGGTGGTACAATGTCTAGGATTATGCAATATTCAACACTTAATGACCCAGATGTTGCTCGTGGTAAAGACGCAAGAATAATTTTATTTGAAGAAGCAGGTTCTATGAGTAATCTAAAAGCTGCTTATACAGTAACAAAACCGACAGTAGAATCTGGTACAGCAGTATCAGGTCAGATATTTGTGTATGGTACTGGTGGTGATTTTAGTGGAGGTATGGTTGATTTTGAGGAAATGTTTTATGACCCATATACTTATGGATTTTTACCTTACGATAACATGTATGATGAAGGTAGCACTACACAAATAGGTTATTTTCTTCCAGATAGTTATTCTAAGTTAGGATTTATAACTGACCAAGGTATATCTTTACATAAAGAAGCTGAAACAGCTATAATTGCTGAACGTGAACATCTTAGAAGGACAACTAAAGATATAAACATTGTAGATAAGATGATATGTGAGAATCCTCTCAAACCATCTGAAGCAATGTTAAAAATGGGTACCAACATATACCCTAAAGCAGAGATTAATAGACAAATAGCTAGGATAAAAGGTAATAGAGGATTATCCACATTAGGTATAACTGGGTATTTAAGTCAAAGTGAAACTGGTGAACCTATGTTTAACCCATCTACTGACGTTAAACCTATACTTAACTTTCCATACAAACCAGATGTGGATGGTGAAGGCTGTATTATACAGTATCAACCACCGTTTAAAATGGAAAGAATTATACCTAAAGACTTGTATTTTATATGTGTCGATCCATATGCTATTGATAAAGATAAAGCCAAAGAAATAACTAAAAGAGACTCTCTTGGTGCAGCTTATGTTATGAAAAGGATTAATAACTTTAGTAAACCTTATGATATAATAGTAGCTGAGTATGTAGCCAGACCTAAGTTTCAAGATGATTTTAATAGGCAATTGTTTTTATTAGCTGAATACTATAATGCTAAAATTGTATTTGAGAATGACCGTGATGGTAATATATTAGCTTATGCTAGAACTAATAAGTTATTAAATAGATTAGAAGAAGAACTTACCGTATATGACTCAAATGATAACCCTAAACGTAAGTTAGGTAGGAATTATGGTGTGTCTATGTCTAATATAGAAGTTAAAAAACAAGCAGTACAATATTTTAGAGATTGGCTATTGGCTCCAAGAGAAAAGAATGAAGATGGGGAATTTGAATTAAATTTGCATAAAATATATTCTATACCTTTGCTTGAAGAAATACTTAAATTTAGCTATGATGGTAACTTTGACCGACATTCAGCATTATTAGTTGGTATGTTATACAAAAAAGAGTTACTTTTAAAGCCACAAGTTGAAATGAATCAAAAATCAGTATACGATGATCCTTTTTTTGTGGATTTAAAGTATAAGTTTGGAATAAGCTAAAAATTATAATAAATTTGTAATTAAAAACAAAATGGTTGCACCTATAAAATACAATGCAAATATACCTGTACAAACACTTAGTTATGCAGATAAGATAAAAGATGACTTTGAATGGGGTAAGCAGACTATGAGATCTTACATCAATAGATCATATTTTGCAACTACTCAACACAAATGGGCATTAAAGAAATTATATGATTATTACAATGGTCATATTGATATAGATGATTACAGATTAATAACTGAACCATTTGGTAAAAAGCTAGAAGGTGACTGGGCTGATGTTGTTAACTATCCTATTATTAAACCTAAAGTGGATTTATTATGGGGAGAGTTTGCTAAGAGACCTAAAAACTTTGAAGTATATGTAACTAATGATGACGTTACTAATAAAGTACTTGAAGAGAAAAACAAATTAGTATTTCAAAACCTAGAACAGCTATTTGTAAATACTTTAAATCAACAAGGTATTGAAACAGGTATACCTTCTGAAGAAATACCTACACCTGAAGTTGTACAAGAAGAATTTGCAAGTTCATACAGAGATAAAAGAGCAATACTTGGTCAACATTCATTAGAATACATTCACCAATATTGTAAGTTACAAGAAAAGTTTCACTTAGAGTTTTTTCACTGGTTAGTATCTGGTGAAGTTTACTCATATAAAACAATTGAAAACAACGAACCTTATTATGAGGTAGTTAACGTATTAGATTTGGATTACGATAAAGATCCTGATAACCAATTTATTGAAGATGCTGAATGGTGTGTTAGACGTAAATACATGAACCCATCTTCTATTGTAGAATTCTTTTATGATGATTTAGGTAAAAATGAACAAGAAATTAAAGACGTTATTAACAAAATTGAAACTTTGGGTAGCAATACTACCGTATTTTCTGCTTCTGCTCCTAATTTGTATGATCGTACTGGCCCTCAAAATGTTTACAATCGTCTTGTTGAGGTTAAACACGTTGTTTGGAAAAGCAAGAAAAAAGTTGGTATCTGTACCTTCATGGATGAGTTCGGTGTAGAACAATCTATTGAAGTAGATGAGAATTTTAAACCACTTAAAGAATTAGGTCAAACAGTTGAATGGTATTGGGTAAATGAAATCTGGGAAGGTTATTTAATTGGAACAGATATGTATTTTAGAATACGTCCTATTCCTGTACAAAGAACTTCTTTAGATAACTTATCTAAATGTAAATTACCTTATAATGGTAGAGTATTATCCGCTATTAACTCTAGAAACATATCTTTAGTAATACTTGGAGTACCTTATCAAGTACTTTATAATGCTACTTTCCACCGTCTTAAATTAGCCATGGCTAAAATGAAAGATGATATGATACAATTAGATGTAAATCTAAAACCTAAAAACA